TATTCTACTAAAAGTTGAGTTACATCTGCGTCACCAGATTTAGCCAATTCATTTGTTTGGAATGGGCGTAAATATGCAACTGCTGCGTACTCTGGATCAAGAACAAATGCTTGTTCACCGCTGTCACCAGAATCTGCAGTCATAAATCTGTTAGGTACAACAGATAATGTGCCGAAGTCTGATAAGTAAACGTCTGCTGCACCAATAATGGTTGTTGGTTTGTCACCAGTAGCCATATAACGTTGAGCTGCAACACCAGTAAATGCTGATACGTTTACTTTTTGTGTTGGTGTAGTCATAAGAACTGTTGGATTACCACCATTTGTAAACGCAGATTTAACTGCTGTTTTTAACATTGTTTCTGTGAAAGCTGCGTCTGTACCAGATACACGAGCTGTAGTGCCTAATGAACCAGCAGTACCGTTAGTGCCACCAACGTAGTTAGAATTTAACCATGTTTGTAGACCACCAAGTGTACGAGCTGTTGTAGCATTACCTGCTGATGCAGCTGTGTTGCTTAAAAGTGCTTTTTCCATGTCACGTTTAATTTCAGCAGAAACTTTGGCTAATTGGTAAGCCTTTTCAGATTTACGACCAGCTTTGTTAATTGCTTCCATAGTACCAGAAATCTTAATCGTTTTAGATGAGATTTGAGTTCTGTTACCTACTCGTGTTGTTGGACTAATTGTAATGTCAGAAGCTGTGTCACCTTCAACTACAGCGTTAGCTGCTGCTGCTGCAAGTGAATCAGTTTGCCATTCGTGATATGTTGCTGTTGCTTTTGTCTTACCAATAGAACTCATAAATGGAGTTTCTGTTGGAGAAATGTTATAAATAACATCTGACAAATCTTCTCTATTACCAATAGAGGTATAGGTTTGATACGTTGCCATGATTTTTCCTTATTCTAAAAATTGTTCAAATAAAGCTGCGGCATCTCTTACTCTTCCAGAGTTACGCAACTGTGCTTTTTGTTTTTTAATTGTTTCTGTGTTGTTACTACCTGTAGACGATCCAGCCTTTAGCATCTTTGGTGCTTCAGAAACTTTCTTCGTTACAGCAGGTTTTGACTTTTGAAGTTTGTCATACATCATTGCCTTGTGTAATGTAACAACGTGCCTAGAGTCATAGACATTAGATAATTCTACGTCTGTGAAACCAAGCGATTTGCCATAATTACGAATCTCACTACGGAGGTTTTCGCCTTTAGCTGGGTCTGAAAACTCTGGTAAGACCTGCGTTAATTTTTGTGCTTCCTGTGCAACTCTATCTTGCATGGCACGAGCATTTTCAGATTGTTGCATTTCTGCAATTCTGTATTGTTCGGCTCTTATAGCATTGAGTTGTTCTTTCTTTTCAGAAAGTTCAGCAACTTTAACAGCATAGCCTATCGGGTCGTTTTCTTTGAGGTATGTTAAATCCTCATTAGGAGATTGCGAGACTATAAATTGCTCTATAGCTTGCAAACGTTGAGCGTATGTATCACGAGCATACTTGGCTTCCTCAATTGCTGCACGTTCAGCTTCAACAGCTTTACGTTGTTCAGCAACTTCAGTAGTTTTTTTTGTATAATCAGCACCAAGTTGATAACCTTTAATTAAATCGTCAAGGGTGACATCCTTTTCTTCGCCAGCAGCTTTTACTTTAAAAGTCTGGGGGAGTTCCTCTTCTTCAACTTCGGTTTCTTCTTGTTCTTCAGCTTCACCTTCTTCTGTTTCTACTTCTTCAGTTTGTGGCTCTGCTTCTTGAGCTTCTGCTTGTTCAGTTTCTTGTTCACCTTCTAATTGCTCCGAAGAGTTAGCTGGGGTGTTCATTAGACCTTCAAAAGCATTGGCTGCTTGACCTACAGTAAGCGTGCCACTTCCAGAATCTTCTGGAGTCATGGTTGTTTCACTCATTTTTATTTCCTATAATCCTCTAGGGGAGGTAACCCATTTTAGAAATGTCTAAAATATCTTCCATGCTTTACTTTTAATGTCGCTAGTTTTAGCGATTGATTCCAAGTAAGACATAAGTTCGTTATAACAAGCTATTCTTTGATAGGCTTGTTCACGCACATCTGTTTGATCTGCATTAGAGTAGATGATGCGTTGTAATTGATTTTCTTGTAGCTCTTTAACTACAGCTTGAAAATGTTCGTCATTAAGTATGCTAGTAATAGCGTCTACTTTATTGGACATTATTATTTCCTTTTGTCATATTGTTGATAGTATTTAAAGCATCTACAATAGATTTGGTATTAGTGCCACGAGTTTGTTCTGCTTGGTTAGCAGCATCAGTTTCAATCTTCAATTGTTTAAGAGCTAATTCAGTATTTTGTTTTAGTTCTTGTTGTTGAAGTTCTAATGCCTTGCGAGCATTATCTAATTGCATTTGCTCACGTTCTAACTCAAGTTTAGAAGCTTCTGTTTGAGCACGAATAACTGCTTTTTCACGTTCAACTTCAGCTAATACTTTTGCAGCTTCTGTATTAGGATCTAGTTTTTCTGGTTGAGGTTGTGAAAGTGCTTCATTTTGCTCTGGTGTAATTTCATTCATGAATTGTGCAGCATCTTTAAAACCAGCCATGTTAATAAACTTGGCTAATGTATTGCGATATTGCATTAAGTTCACTAATGGATTAGATAGACCATATTGTTGAATGATTTGCTCTTGTTTTTGCAAGATCATTTGCATAGTAGTTAATTGTTCTTGACGAGTACCTGTACCTAAACCTACGTTAATAGATACATTGTATTGGTCATTCCATTCACGAGGATTAAATGGTACAAATTTGCCATTTATACGCACCAAACGCTCTTTATCTTGATATTTGCATAGTAGGTGTAGGATTCCTTTGAAAAGGCTCTTAACGCCTGTTTCTGCAAAGATACGAGCTATTAATTCAAGCTTTCCTGCACTTGCTTGTGACATTGCTGACACAGCAGCGGCTGTTACGTTTTGTAAGATGTTAGGGTCTATGCCATTTTGTGAATCTGACACACCTGTACGTCTTGCTTGTACGCCATCTAGGTATTCAAGCATTGGGAATGATCCAGATGTAGTAGGTTGTACAGTTAATGGTACAATAGCGTTAGGATTCTTCATTCTAACTACGCCACCTGCTGTAGATGTGAGTAAATCATCAAGATTTACCTGTCCTTCTACTGCACCAACACGATAATTATTAGTTAGGTAGAGGTTATCTAACATTTGTCTTAAAACAGTAGACTTAATAAGCTGTAAATCTAATGCACGATCAGCTAAAGACTGTCCGTAGAACTTATGTGGAATAGGAATTGGGCAAAGTGAGTGGAATGGGATGTAATCACACTCCATATCTTCTAAAACTTCGTTAGAAGCGTAAACAACACGTCTTAATTCAGCAATGCCATCATTATTGTAGTCAACTTTTATGTAACATTCGTAAACTTCTACGACTTCCATAGATTCATCTTGTGAACCCATGCTATTAGGTTGTTCACCACGAGAGTAACGAGCAATTCTGTCTGGACTAAACTCTAAAGTATCGCCAGATTGTAGAGTTTCAACGATATCTTTTTTGAATCCCATTGCAATTAACTCTGAACGAGTCATCATTCTGCGGTGAGCTACAAATGGTGAGTCTTGAATAGTTCTAGCACGTTTAGAGATAAGGAATTCTTCTGGTGGTACGTTTTCAACAACGACACGACCATCTTTTTTAGTGCGTTTTACTTTAACTTTGTGTTCACGAGTAACATTTTGAAATACTTGACCTGTCATTGGGTCAGTAATTTCGTCAATTTCTTCTTCTGTTTCTTGTGCTACGACTTCTAAATCTTCGTCTTGCATAAGCATCATGAGATCATCGTCACTTAAGTTTTCATAAGTTTCTTTATTAACGTCAATCTTTTCATCCCAGTACGCTTTTACAATACCAGTCTTTTGTAATAGTGCGTCTTTAAACCAATTATGTAAGATTAAGAAGCCATCATTATCACGATAGAATACCCAGTTACAATATTCTGTTGCTTGTTGTGCAAAAGGTTCGTCACCATCGTTTACAGGTTGAAATTCAACTACACCGTCTGTAGATGTAAATACACGAATAAGTTGAGGTAATGCTCCGTCTACAACTTCTGCTACTTCACCAGTAACAATTTGTGATTTACCTTCTACTTCGTTACCATAAGGCTCACGAAGATAGTATTCAAGTGCTTCTTGACGTTCTGCAACTGTGTCTGTTTCAACATAGCCAATAGAATCATCAATTTCAGAC